CAAACAATAAATTAGCATACGGACAAACAAATCTTTTGGGTGGGGCATCGGGTAGAGAGGTTCAAATTACAGGAGTCCAGCTTGAACTAGGCAGTAGTGCAACTCCATTTGAACATCGGAGTTATGCGGAGGAGTTGTTAAGGTGTGCAAGGTATTTCGTAGATGTAATTAATAAAGATCAACGATATGATTTTGGATGTATCGGTTTTAACAGTGGAACTACAAGAATCAGATTTATGGTTCCTTTAAATGTTCCACTACGGGCTACTCCTAGTGTAGTATCTGCTGGAACTTTATATTCATGGACAGCAGATGGGGAGGAACAGTTTTCATCTCCAACAGTTGTTGGATCGCAGGCGATAGGTGGCCCGGCATTGTTAATGGAAAAAACTGGAGTAACAGTAACTACTTCAGGTTCTAGTGGGCAAGTTGCTGGTGAAACAGCTGGTGCTTATCTCTGGCTTGATGCAGAACTTTAATAAAAGGTAAAATATGTCAAATGGGATTATTTCAGCTAAATATGTTAATGCTTATTTAAAAGATGAGGTAACAATTGGGCATAAAAATATTACAATAGAATACGGAGATTATACTGTTTCTGTAGTTGAAGGCTCTGATAGTAGATTTTATGAACAACTTCAAGCATGGGTGGCAGAAGGCAACACAGTAGAACCAGCAGATGAGGAATAATGACTAGAGCAAGAGAAGCATCAAAGTGGGTATCAACGGGGGTCACATCTACGGAGATAGATAAGTTAGATGGATTCACGGGGACTGTTGATGACCTTAACTATGCAAAGGACTTACGTGCAGAAGGTGTCACTACAACCGAGTTCAATAGGCTTGATGGTGTGACAGATGACATACAGACTCAGATGGATGGCAAATCACCTACTACTGGACATTCATCTATAGCGACAGTCGGTACAATTACTTCAGGAACAATTTCTACAGGAGCAGTCGTTGACGATCCAACGATGACACAGGGATCAGATGCAACAGGTGATGTTTATTACAGGGCAGCGGATGGGAAACTTGCAAGGTTGGCTACAGGTGCAGATGGTACCGTTCTAACCTCAACTGGTGTTGGTGCAGTCCCTGCTTTTGAGGCTGTTCCTGCTGGTGGGATAACAGGTTGGGATAGTGATAATACTACAGGTAATAATGATTTACTGCCAGGTAGTGCATCTGCTGGTATATATCTAGGTGTCAGTTCAGCTACAGCATCAAATTTACTGGACGATTTTGAAGAAGGGAGTTGGACTTGCGTTGTTTCAGGTTTGGATTCTGGCTCGATCACCCTCGATGATAACATTGGTTATTATCAGATTACTGGTCATTTTGTTTTTATTACTGCAGGGTTGACAGTTGATTCAGTAAGTGGCCCAAGCGGGAATGTGAATATTAATCTACCCAAAACACCTATTGCGGCAGATACCAGAAAATCTGGTTTAGCGGTTTATGGGACAGGTTTCACAGGAAGTCCTCATGGGCATATGGGATATTTGAATGCTCCTACAGGATACATGACAATAAGAGAGGTTACAAGCACCGGAGGATCTTCGGATCTAGGGCAACACTGTCAAGCGGGCACACAGCTTTACATATCTGGATCTTATCAAATCGCCTAATTCATTTATAAAAAAGGTTAATATGGCACTTTCAAAACAAAAGCACGTTGATAAAATTGAGTCTATTAAAGTTTTAGATCACTACACTATAAATATAAGAGAAGTGACTGAAATTATAGAATCCGGGAAAATAATTTCACAGGCTTACACTCGTTATATTGTTTATCCAGATCATGACGCTTCCAGCTTAACTGATGACGTAGTTAAAGCTCAGTTTGAAGCAATAATGACTAACACAGTAAAAGCAAACTATCAGACTTTTCTGGAAGCACAGAAAGCACAAGAAGCAGAACTGAATTCTGAGTAATCCATGACAGGTATCAATGTGGCGGATGGCGGAAACATGGCGGAAAATAAGGAATAACCTGCAAACTACGCTTAAAGCGTACTTTTTGAGCAGAACAGACAAGGTAGTATGCTAAAGAAACTCAGTATGGCGGCCCTGATTATACTCGTTGGTATTGGGGTTATAAGGATGCGGACAACATAGCGTGGCCCACTAAACCCTAATGATTGACACGGATGAGTTAACGTACGAAGTAGAAGATGTATTCGAAAAATTTAGATATAATTTAGAAGAATTCAAACGAACAGACGATCATGAATTTTGGTTTGAGGCAGTAAAAACTTTAAGGTATTTAGTTGAATTAGTGGAGGAATTACAGAGTGAACTTGAAGGCGCAAAGAATTGATAAAAAATATCAGTATTGTTTTCGCAACAGTTCTGTTAGGCGTAATTGTAATGCTTCTGATTATCTTCCTAACAGGTTGCAAGACCCAACGTACGATACCGAAAGCATCCCGTTTCAGTGGAGATCATACAACAGTTCAGATCCGTGGTATGTGGTTCATTTGTTACCAATCACGTACAAACGGCTTTCCTCGTGTTCCACCACCGATTCATACGGCTCACTGTGACTGTTTAGTAGACAAAAGCCGAGAGAATTTCAGTTCCTCAGACTACAAAACTTATGACGCAGATAATTTGACAATATTTTTCAGGGACAAATCAATCGAGTGTGAGTTGCAAAGTAAAGTACAACCTCCTGTCAATCCCGTATGAACCCTGCAGATTACCAATATTTTAACGGAGTGCCTATGCCGATTGAACCTAATTTAGTTGTAGAGTTGCTTGAAAGGGGGTTCCTCCCTGCAATTGTAATAATGTGTGCTTTTTGGTTTATAAAATACCAAGCAGATCAATGCAGGATCGAACGTGAAAAATTACTCAACAAAGATACAGTCCAAGATGAAAGATTGATAAATTTAGTTGAGTCAACAACACACATGATTGACGAGATGAAAAACGCAGTCAGGGCCAACACTGAGACAATGAAAGAACTATTAATTGAAATGCGGATGAAAGCAAGGAGTTAATGTGGCAAAAGAAATCACAACAACAACTGTTGATAAACCTGACCCCCCGAAACCTATTAAAAAGACAATGTCAGTAAATGAGCGAATCCAAGTTTTCCGATTTGTTGCACGTTTTGTTATCGGGTTATTTGCATTATCTACATTTCTGTATATTGTCCACATCATGCTAGGAAGTTCAGAAGAATTACCGACTTCTTCAAAAGACCTTCTAAATATTTTAATCGGCGCATTCATACCGATTCTTGCAGGGATAGCAAAATTTTATTTTGAAAGTGGAGGAGACTTACATCAGGAAGAGGAAAAGAATCCTATTCCACCTCATAAACCTAAAATTGACGGAGAAATTGAATGATTGAGGCGTTACTTTTAAATGCAATAAAATCATTAATCGCAGATAAAGCACAATCCCTCGCTTCCGATCATGTGGAAGCAATCATAGATGCTAATTTTGATGATGATCAGAAGAAAGCACTTGATGCCGTAGTAGATGCAATGCCTGACAACGCTTTTAAATCAGTAAAGGAGATGTTTGGTTGAGAGTTTAAAGCAACGAAGTCACCAAATAGGGTATGCGTACGATACACCTACAAGCGTACCCTTCTGTCCTGAGTGTCATTCGTACCCGTGTGCATGTGACGACAATATTGTAACTTATCTTTTAGGAGCAACAGCGAGTTTCAATGCCGTTGAAGACAGGTTCAAGCAGGAAGACGATTTCCGCTAACATAAAAAAATTAAGGGAGGAGGGGTACGACTTGGATCGGGCAATTGCAATTGCTACCTCTAAGGCAAAGAAGAAGAAGAAATGAAGTTAGCAAAGAACTTTAGTCTGAAGGAGATGTGTGCATCTCAAACTGCAGAACGTATGAACATACGCAACACTGCAGGTCAGGTTGAACTAATCAACTTAGTTTACTTGTGTGCTAATGTGCTACAACCTGTACGTGAGCATTACGAGAAAGTAGTCACAGTTTCAAGCGGGTTCCGTTGCGAGGAATTGAACACTGCAATCGGGTCGAATTCTGAAACTTCACAACATGTGAAAGGGCAGGCTTGTGATTTTGAAATTTACGGTATTGATAACTTTTTAGTCGCATCGTACGTTGCAGAGAAGCTAGAGTTTGACCAACTGATATTAGAGTATTATGAGCCACCAAACGGTGGGTGGATTCATGTATCGTACAATGCATTTGACGGAAATCGGAAGAAGACTTTGACAGCATCCCGTGATGAAAAAGGGAAAGTGAAATACGAAAAAGGCTTAAACAAATAACGTACGATGCCGAAACAGATACTTCAGGATTTTTCGGGTGGTATAAATACACGCCTTGATAAACGCAGGATTGCAGAGAACGAGGCACAAGAGTGTAAAGATACTGATCTTGCAGGAGTTAAGCTTAAACCTACTAAAGGATTAAGCACTTCTACACCTCCTGAGGGGGATCTTAAAAGTCACGGGGTGTGGATCTCAGATGAAGAAGCAGATACATTCACAGAATTAGGTGACACAGTCATTAAATCATATGCTTCTAAAAGTCCTGAGTTTATAACTGTAGACCAAAACGGTGATGTCTCAACTTCCCGTACTATCGGTGTTCCAACTACTCCCAAACAACCTCAAATTGAAAAATTAGTTGCCACAGGGAGTTACTTCGGAGACCAACAGGCTGTTTGTTCGTGGACTGTTCAGTGGGATGAAAAGCAAACAAAGACGGTAGCATCAGGGCAGAATGACGGATACCCTGCTAATATTGTATCAACAGCAAACATGTCTGTCCCTAAGCATGACGGAGTTTATGTTGATTCAACCGGGAAGATCAATTGGTACAACAGTCAAAACGGGTATCTCACACAACGTACGCAGGCAACAGGAGATGCACAACAGTGGACAACATTAGTTACACACAGGACAAAAGAAGCTTATTTTTCAGGAGATTATTTTATAGGAGTCTCTGACACAGGGATTACTAAGATACCACTCGCAACAGGGACTGCAACAAACCACACGTTTGCAACACCTTCGTGGCCTACTTATAGCGGAAGTGGAACAAATTGCAGGGACGGGTATCAAACTGCTCCCACAACAAGTTCAAGTTCAGAAATAACATCCTCTGCAGACAGTACATCAATATATGTCTCTATGCAGTATACAGGTGGTATTTGGGGTTTCAATCATTACCAAAGGCATCCTGATCAAAAATCATCTTTTCCACAGCACCGAAGAAAGATATCTCCGTATTTGGGAAAGGATAAACTACAGA